CTCAATCAATAAATATACTCTAGCGTATCTGGCCAGAGAAGTAAAGTGTTATTTTAAACTTTTATTGGTAATATTTTCCACAGTATTCATTATGCTGCGACCTTTTTGCTGTAACCCATAAGTCTGAGTTGGATTGAAGTTGTTTCATTTGTATTGGCTTGAATAAACTGCCTAGACAAAAATGCCCTAACTTTTTTCATATCTAAAGTTTTTCTTGTAGACTCTGAAACAATAGCATAGTGCTCTGTGCCTTCATATGTTCCTGTGCCTTGGGACTTCAGAGAGTTGACTATCTCTGCTTCTTGCTTTTTAAGATCATCCATCTGGGATCTAATTTTTGCTAATTTATCTACTTGGTTCATTTTATTTCCTTTCTCAGCTATCCTAGACCTTTCGGTTTCGAGGGAGGAGCTACCTCCCTCATCATCAGTAGGAATTAATTCGTATAGTCGTACCAAATATCAGCAACTGTCGTATGTGGGTCAGTGTTACGCTTAATTTCACGAACAACTTTGTTGTGGAATCTAATTGCTCTGTTCAATAATTTTCTTGCACCATCATGGGTTCTGAACCCATCTTCTTTTGCGAAGTCCATTGAAGAACTAAACATGGTGTTTTCACTCATACCATAATCAAATATGGCTCTTGCTAAAATTTTATAATCACGAGATTCAAAAACTCTTGGCTCTCCATCATAAGAAATATCAGCTTCTAAGTGAAATCTTAAACCTTTACGATCTGCTGCAATCATTTTAATCATTTTATTTACTCCCATCATATAAGGTTTTCCAGCAAGAACCATTGTCAGTCATAATTAAAACTTTACCAGTATTTTCAGACTGAATTATTACAGTAGCGAACTTTCCATATTTTTCAGCTAGCCAAGTATTCAACTCATCCACATTATTAAGATACTCTTTATGGGATAAACTACCATCTAAATTTACTTTGTTTACTATCATTTTCTTTCCTTTCTCAACCTTAAATATACTCTATCTTATTCTGCCAGAGAAGTAAAGCTTTATTTTAAATTATTTTAAAAAAAGAATCATTTAAAAACAATAACTTATGAAAGTTTACGCCATTTGTCTACATAAATTTTTCTAAATCCCTTTCTTAAAGTGCCTTTTATTAAATACCAATCGCCAATTCTTCCGTCTTCTACTATGGCTTTTCCCATCTTTGGATATTTAAATCTATCTATTGTAGAGATAATTGGTCCAGTGTCATCTTCAAAAGTCATGTTCAACCAAAGATTATGCGTTTCTGCTCTACGACCCCCTCTCTTTGCCAAGTTTACAGTTTCATTTAGATCTCTTAAATTCTTTTCTTTTAACTTTCCGAAAAACACATAAGTTCCTGGAGTATCAGCTTCAAGATTCTCAATATCTGTTATCGGTGTTTTAATGTTGTGTGCAGAGGGATCTTTTTTAATATGCCCAAACCTACGTTCACATTCAAATATATCGTCGTATGGCGTTTCTCCATTGTCTAGTAGGTTTTCTTGTCTAGGTGTTAAAGGTTGTTTAAGCTCTCTCCGATTAACTATATCTTCAGCAAGTTTTGGACCAATACCTTTTATTCCGATTAAACCACCTATCAATTCTCCGTCTTGAACAGACCAATTTAATTCTGATTTGAATTTATCGTATGGTTTGTATCCTAATCCCTCTTTGACAACTTCTCTTAAAAGCTTAATTCCTTGGTCATCATCTTTTACATTCCGCAGACATGCTGCTGCAAATTCTAAAGGAAACCGACTTTTCAAAACACAACACCAATAACTCACCATACCATAAGCAATAGCATGCGACCTATTAAATGCCCAAGATCCCATTGTATTAATATTTTTCCAAATCTTTATTGATTCATCTTCTGATATTCCCTGCTCTTCAGCACCCACTTTAAATCTTTGCCAATACCTATCAAAGAATTCTTCACCATAACTTTTGCTCATAGCTTTACGCAATTGTGAAACATCCTCCCAACTTAACTTGCCCACATCACGAGCAATAGTCATAACTTGCTCTTGATAAACAACCACTCCTTTGGTCACTTTTGTTATTTCTTCAGTCATGGGATGTAAGTATGTTACAGGCTCTTCTCCAACTTTTCTTTTAATATATTGAGTTGTCCCTCCAGAGTTTAATGGTCCAGGACGAGCCAAGGCAGTTATTGAAGCAATATCTTCAAAGTTACTAATTTTCATTTGCCGAGTTAAAGACTGAAGAGCATAACCTTCAAACTGAAAAATTCCTGCATATTTTTCTTTATTCAGAACTTCAAATGCCTTTTCATCCTCCAGAGGAAAATTAACAAGCTTTTCTCTTTCCCATCCAACTTGGTCTAAAACATCCTGTAATACAGAAAGAGTTCTTAGACCCAAAGCATCAATTTTTAATAAATTAAGGTCTTCTGCATCAGACTTGTCTATTTGGGCTGCACCACTTTGGGCACTCACCGAACAATATTTACTTACAGGATCTTCAGTTACAATTATTCCTGCAGCATGAACCCCAGAATGGCGAGCGTGATTTTCCATCTTTTCAGCGATTTTCATTTGAGGGTATTTCTCCAAAACCTGCTTACCAATTTCAAGATCATTAAATGTATCCATTATGCACATTGCAGCACGAGCATCACCAGAGCTTCTTTCTATAATAGCACCTTTGAGGTCATTAACTTCCCATGCTGGTATAGCAAGCTCTTTTGCAACTTCTGTAATTGTGCTCTTGGCTTTGTATCTACTAACTGTTCCTAAATGGGCAACTTTTTCAGAACCATACTTATCTCGCAAATATTGGAAAACCATCTCACGTCTGTCATCCTGGAAATCAATATCAATATCAGGAAGATCTTCACGAGTTATATCTATAAACCTTTCAAATAATAAATCATGCTTAATAGGATCAACATCTGTAATTCCTATTAAATAACAAACCAAAGATCCTGCTGAAGATCCTCTTGCTGGACCAACAAGCATATGTTGTTTTGCATAATTAATCATATCAGCGATAACGTAAAAATAATCTTCAAACTTTTTATTGGCAATCATGTCAAGCTCTCTTTTAAGACGAGCTTTATATACAGAGTCTTGCAGATCTATATTTCTTTCTGGTGCACCATCAATACACATTTGCTCTAAAGTTTTTTCTGGAGTAAAAGAAATCATTTGGGCAACTGGCAAATCAACATTGCACATATCAACAATTTTGTAAGTATTTTCTATCGCCTCATCAGGAATCCAAGGTATACAATCAACAAGCTCATATTCATTAAGAAGATGCATTGGCTTAGTTCTCTCTGTTCTATTCATGCCAACCAAAACTTCATATGCTTTTTTGTCTGTTACTTTAGGATAATAATTGTCAGAAGTTGCAACAGGCTTAAAACCTTTTTCTTTACAGAACTTTAAAGACTTTGGAGAACTCATTGGATTTATCTCAATATAAAGATTGGCTTTTCTGGCCAAAGGTAAAAGTCCCCACTCTGGATGAGTTCCACTTAATATAATTACATTTTCAGATATGTCGAATAAATCTGAATAACTTATTCTTGGAAAATAATAAAAATTTTCTTTTGCTGTGCTTTTTGTAACAAGCTCGTATATCTCTGAAAGACCAGAATTATTCTTAGCAATAAATGCCATCATATTTGCAGGTTGCCTAGTTCTGTCATTTGCATCTTCAACAACAGCAATCTCAACTCCAAATATAGGTTTTACTCCTGCTTTTTTACAAGCATTGTTAAAAGCAACATGACCCCAAGTTCCAGAATCAGCAATACCCATAGCCTCTCCTGCAATTTCAACAAGGTTTTTTATCGGACCATATGCTTTCCGAAAAGAATATTCAGTTCTTGTTCTTATGTGTAACATTTACATTAACAGTGCGACAATTAAAGTTCCTACGATAAAACCGATTAATGATATTGCCATTATATATGTCCTTCCTTTTTGTACCATTTCAGAATTTCAATAGTTGCCTCTACATCATTTAAAGATCTGTGGGCATTATCTATTTTCTTTCCCATTATCTCTTCATAGATATCTCCAAGCTTCCGCATTTTTCCCCAAACACTTTGACCAACTTCAACTGTGCAGATATGATTCATTGGCCAAGGAAACTTTGTGACCTTATCCAATCTTTCAAGTTCATACCTTAATACTTTTCTGTCAAAAGGTAAATTGTGTGCAGCCATGGAAGTCTCGCCAAGAAAAAATTTGCATAGCTCTTTGTAATGAGCGATAAATGGTTTTTTATCTTTCAGATCCTCATCTTTTATTCCTGTTATTTTTGTTATTTTAGGATCAAGTTCATGTCCAGGATTGCACATAAATTCTAACCGATCATATTCTTCAAAATTTCCATCAGTCAATCTAATTGCACCGAACTCTATTACTCGAGGTTGAAGATCCAAATCTGATCCTTCAGCTTTCGGCAAGCCAGTTGTTTCTAGATCAAATACTATCATTGTCTAAAGACTCCAACATAAAAGAATAAACTCCTAAATCATGAACTGAATCAACATGAGGTTTCGGCCAACCTTGGCAATACCTTGTCATTTTAGCAACCATCATATTTATTATACCAAACCTATTGTAGTCTTTTTGTGTTTTAAGATCTACACCATTGGGGAATAAAGCCATCATTACTTTTCCATGATTTAAATAATTGTCTCCGTATTCTTTATTTCTCTCTTTGAAAGTTAATAAAGCTTCTTCCATGCATTCTATTGGATGTTTATTCATTTTCATACTTCCCATCTTCATAAGCTTTATCAACATCATTTATATAATTATTTGCTTTATCAAAAAGTTCTTTCAGATCTTGCATCTGAATAGAAGTTATATCGAAAAGTCTAGCTATTTTATAGCCATCCAATTCTATATCATTCCCTCTTATTTTAATTCTATCCATTACCAATCTCCTGGAGCAACTTGTAGACAGGTCAAGCCTTCACCTCTCCACA